AGGCGTTGGTATCTCTATTGATATCAGCACTTGCTGCCCAAGGATTGTAGTGTTTTGAACCAGTACCACCGACAACTGTTTCTTCAGCGTTTGAAGAAATAATTCTGTCTAGTGACTCAAAGTCCAGTGTGCCTGCGAAGGCACCACCTGCTGCTGCACCAACCTCTGAATCTTTTAGCAATGCTCTATTGAGGAATTCTTTATGCTGTACAGCCATAAATAGTCTAAGACTACCTAAGCCTCCCCAAATATCATCTTTAGAGTGTGTTGCAAGCCATTCCATTACTTCAGATGCACTGAATGGCAACTGAGCTGTTTTTGGCTTTACATCAATCTCTTTAAGTTGAGGTTTGGTTGTTTCAGCAATTAGTCCACCTTCTGCAGTTCCACCTAACACTGTATTAGAGTTTGTGGTATTAAGGACAGCTTTGTCAGTAATAACCCTCCAACCAGATTTGTCCCAAGGGACTTTTGGTAGAATACCGAAAGCGTTTGCCTCTAAGTTAAGTTGAGCCCATGCATAAGCACCAAATACGGCATTAAAAGTGCCTGCAGTTGATGTTGTGATTGGAGCGTCAGCTTTTCTGATGAGGTTTCTATTATATCCATAATAGAGTGCTTCAAGTTCGTCGATTGTTTGGATTTTAGGCATTTTAATAATACCCTCCGTTTTGTTGTGTCGTTTCTGGGCTTCCATAATCGCCTGCTAAGATTCTTTTTGCAACATGGGATAGACCTTCATAACCTTGACTTCTTGCGTCTTTCAAAACCATATTCAATTCTACGTCAGCAGATTTGTTTATGTTTTCAACAGATGCACTTGGTCTTGGTGTTTCAGTGGTGAAATCGAAATTAGCTTTTTGTTGCATAGCTAATCCTGAATCATCACTTTCAGGTTTATCTTGACCAGATTTATCATCATCTAATCCTGCTTGCACAGAATTGGATTGTAATGTATCTGGTACAGTTACATCAGCACCAATGTCCTCAGAATCTGATTCTTTTGGTTTGATATTTAACTGTGTTTTTGGTTCTTCAAAGAGAGCTTTTTCAACTCGTTCTTCGAGATTTGCTTGAGAATCTGACAGAGCTTTTACGTGCTCAGTTAGAGTGGACAAAGTTTCGATTAAAGCTTCATCAAATGATTTCTCTTTTGATTGATGCTCTTCTTCTTCTTCTTCGTCTTTCTCGTCTTCATGATCTTCTTTTCTAAGTTCTTCTAAAGTCATGTATATTGAATTACATATAACAGGGTTTATAAAGATTGTGGGAACATTTATATTGTTATTCTTTTAGTCTATCGCCTATAGTTTGTCTAGTATCTGCTCTATAAGCATTTCTTCTATCACGTGCTAGTCTTCTATTCATACGTTTTCTTGCAGGAACTGCATCTGCTTCTGCCTGTGTTTTATGAGGATTACCATTATGATCCATAAATACAGTGTTTTCATCTGCTACTGCAGGAGTTTTATCTTTATCAGGTATATCACTACCAAATGCTCCTACACCTCTGTTTGCTCTTATCTTTTTTACAACTTTAGGCTCTTTTGTTGTTCTTTTTGATGAAACCCTATCATCTTCAGGTCTTGGTTGTACTAATGTTACTTGAGTACTGTCGCCTGAGCCTTGAGTATGTCCATGATCTGATCCTAGACCTCTTGAGCCTAAACCACCTGAAATTTGTAGTTTTTTAAGTTCATCTAATGCTTTTTCTAATACATTAATCTTTTGTGCTCTGACTCTTTTTTCTGCGTCTTCTCTTTCTTTTTTACCTTTTGCCATTATTTCCTCAGTTGTCACTCTTTTCCTAGATTTTTCTGGTGGTTTTTTGAAAGTAGATTTTAATTCAGGTTCACCATATTTCCAATTATTATCATATTTTGTATTTCTTTTTGTATCACTATCTAATTTCTCTTCTGGGGTTTGTTTTCGTTCTGCATCTCCTTCATTTGTTAATCCAGTTGCTCTTAAACCACACCTACGACACTGTCCTTTTACTTTGTTTAATTTTAATAAAGCATGTACTTTGTTTACTTCTCTAATTGCCTTTGATTTATGTCTATTCATTAACCAATCCCATTCAGGTCTTTCTTCTTCAACCTCTTGTGGTGCTGGTACTTCTTCGTCTTCCTCATCATCTGCTTTGTTATATTGTCTAGCAGTTATAGCATCATCAGTAAAAGGTTTTTTTATTTTTGCTTCTTCTCGTTCAAATTCTTTTTTGTCAGTTTGATAATCTGGATCTTCCTCATTATCTGATTTACCAAATAGATTATTATGTCCATATCCTTCATGATAGTCATATTTACCTTTTGGTTTATCATCATCATCTTTTGGTTTATCATCATCGTTAAGTCTAGCTCCTTTAGATCCTAACTCTTCTTCTCTTCTATCCCATTTATCACTTCTATCTGATTTGTTATTCAATCTTTGTGCATTAGGTGGATTTTGATTAAATGCTCCTTCTGTTGTTCCACCTGAACCAGTATTACTAATATCTGCTGCTTTAGGTTTTCTTGGATCTTTAAAACCATGACCACAATTAGGACAGGCTCCACCCATAGATGTCATATCACCCATATCCCTTCCATTATCTGCAACACCAAGTTTTTTATGTTTTCCACAGTTAGGACAATAATCTCCTGCTGCTTTTTCTAATCCCTTACTTCTACATTTATCACATTGACATTTATTATTATGTATTGGGTTATTTGCACCACCAGTTTGTGTTGTTAAAGTTCCACCGTTAGTCATATTTGCTCCACCAATACCTGCACCACCTGAGCCTGAACTTGCTTCGACCTTGTGTACAAATGAACCAACAATCTTTTCTGCTGATTCTCTTGACTTGCCTTCTGCCATCAATGCTTGTACTTTTTGTTCAAATGTTTGTGACTCGTTTAGATCTGCTTGTTGAATTTGAGTTGGAAGTTCTTGTGATAGTGATCCTTTTATTGGAAGTTTCTTTTCAGGTATTTCTCTTTTTGTATCATTGATTTCTGTACCGTTGTTTCTATCTTCAGTATCAACTCTATATCCTGCTTTATTAATAATTTCAATAGCCTTTTCTAGATCTGGTGTATACCCTGATGTTTCAGTTTCTCTCATATCTCTTTTAGATTGTGTTGGGCGTTTCTCTTCCTTGTTACCTAATGTTGCGTCCAACATTTCTTTTTTCTCCATAAATTTATTATAATATTGATTATCAGAGTCTTCATTGTCTCCTGCTTCAATTTCTTTTAATAATTTTCTTTGTTTATCAGTTAAACCTGTTGGTTCAGTTTTATCAATAGGTCGACCACGTTGTTTTCCTGCCTCAACTTCATTATAATTTTCTGGTTTGTCACCTTCCATAACAGTTAAGAGATCTCCTCCTCCAGTTTTATTGACATAACAACCCATCTTGTCACATTGAATTACCATCTTACCATCATCTCTAACAGATGAGTTAAAATTTGCTTTAGCAATCTGATTAAAATCAGTAATGATAGCCATTGGTACTGCAGGATCTGCACATACGGCAACTTCATAATGTTCAAGATCACTTAATGCATAAGCAGTACTTCCGTCTTTCATTTTAATTGGGGATCTTGCTGATCTCGTTGCACCACCAAATGATAATCCCTTGTATTCATTATTTTTAATTTTATTCCAAATAACATTATCTAATTCATAATTCTTGAAAATTTTACCAGTTATTTTAATTGCAGGTAACTCATGACCTTCACCATTTTTTACAGTTGTTCTAGAATAATTGATACCTTTACCTACAATTCTGTTAGAGTGAGTATCACTGATTGGTGCTCCTCTGTCTATCCATACAGGTAATACCTTATATAATTCATCAACTATGGTAACTTCACCTTGTTTATCTTTCATTTGAACAGTCAAAAGACCTTCAAAATACCTTTCATCTGAAGATATACCTTCCATGCTTTTTAATGTACTTGTAAGCTTATGGAAACCATAAATTGTCATATATAAATTGAACGTAACAAGGTTAATAAATATTATGATAAAAAAGTAAAAACTAGAGGTTTTTTAGTCCTCTGTTAATTTTTTGGCTTTTGAAACAGCATAATCTACAGAGAAACCTGCTGTAAGACCTATCAATGCTAGACCTAATGTGTCTATGCCTGATAATCCTATTGTTTGTGCTATAGCAATACCTGCGAATCCTGACACGATTACTGCACCAAAGAACTTCTTAATATCATAGGAATTGTCAGAACCTAGAAATCCTCTAATGGTGTTTAATATTGCACCAGATACCGTTGCTATTACTACTACGAGTAATGGATCTACCATAAATGAAAGACAATCCATCTATATTTAACTATTACTACTCATTTGTCGAGTAATTCTTTAACTAAATCATCAAGATCTGATGGTAATGCTTCATCTGGGTGTAACCTGTTTGATTGTCTATCAACTGCTTTAGCTAAAATAATAATGGTTTTTTGTAATCTTTCTACTGTCTCACATAGACTTTTCTGTGTTTTTTGTACTTTTTTAAAATATGTGACTACTGCTGCCCCTGTACCAAGAGCAATAGCCATAACTACTTCTTCATATATTGAATCTAACAATTCAAGCATATTAATTAATAATATTTATGCTTTTTATTTATATCGGTTGATTTATTAATGGGTGATATATATGAATATTATGGCTTCTTCCATATATTTATACAATAATTATGAAGAATTTGAGTCATTTAACAAGGATAATTTTAATGAAAAGTTCAAAACAATTAAGATAATAGACATGTATATCCATCAAAAAACTAAATTATGGGTGGTAACTGACACAAATGACCTCATAGAAAAGCCATATTTGCAAAAATCTTTGGTTCATTTTAGAAATGCAACTGTAGAAGAATATATAACTGATGAAACTAAGCTTATATTGCATGATAAGATCAAATTTAACCCTAAAAAGATGTTTATTGATATATTTCCAAGATTTTTAAGAAAACCAGAACTTAGATGGAGAGTTGACAAATATATTAACGATGGTAACAATATGGAAACTAGAATGGTTAATTATGACAATAGATACTATGATTTTGAAAACAATAGAATAAATTTTGTGTTAAAAAACTAACGTTTGTTACCTAAATTTTTACCCAGTATGTGTTGCCAGTCTTTTCCGTGTTTTCTTCTCATACTCTTCCAAAACGGATCAACTTCAAACATTCCACCTTTTGCATTGTATAATTT